GTGTTTCTGGCGTCGACGCCGACGGTGAAGGGACTGAGCCGCATCGAGCGGGAGTTCGAGGCCTCCGACCAGCGCCGCTTCTTCCTGCCGTGCCCGCTGTGCGGCGCTGCGCGGTGGCTGAAGTTCGAGCGGCTGCGCTGGGAATGGGGCAATCCCGCGAGCGTCGGCTACGTCTGCGAGGGCTGCGATGGCCGCTTCGGCGAGCATCACAAGACGCGGATGCTGGCCGCTGGCGAGTGGCGGGCGACTGCCTGTGCGGCGGATCCGGGCACCGTCGGCTTTCACATCTCGGCCCTCTACTCGCCGCTCGGCTGGTACTCCTGGCAGCAGATCGCTCGCGACTGGGAGGCGTGCCAGGCCAACGACGAGGCGAAGCGCAGCTTCAGGAACACGGTGCTGGGCGACACCTGGTTCGAGCCTGGCGAAGCGCCCGACTGGCAGCGGCTCTACGACCGCCGCGAGGATTACCATCTCGGCACCGTGCCGGCCGGCGGGCTGCTGCTGACCGCCGGCGCCGACGTGCAGAAGGACCGCATCGAGGTCTCGGTCTGGGCCTGGGGCCGCGGCCTGGAGAGCTGGCTGGTCGAGCACATCCTCATCGACGGCAGCCCGGCCGAGCCGGCGACGTGGTCGGCGTTGAGCGCGCTGCTGGCACAGGTCTGGCCGCACCCGTCGGGCGCGTATCTGACCATCGCCCGGCTGGCGATCGATACCGGCGGCCAGTACACCACCGAGGTCTACGCCTGGACGCGCCGGCAGAGCGCCGGCCAGGTGATGGCGATCAAGGGCGTCGACGGCTTCGACCGGACGACGCCGGTGGCCGGCCCGACCAACATCGAGGCGCGGCAGGGTGCGAAGCGCTCGCGCGGTGGCGCCAGGCTGTGGACGGTTGCCGTCGCCGTGTTCAAGTCCGAGCTCTACCGCTTCCTGCGCCAGGACCGGCCGACCGACGAGGAGATCGCTGCCGGCGTCGCCTGGCCGGCCGGCTACGTGCATCTGCCGCAGGGGCTCGATGCCGAGCGGGTCAAGCAGCTGGTCGCCGAGCAGTTGGTCACGGTGAAGACCCGGCGCGGCTTCGACAAGCTGGAATGGCAGAAGCTGCGCGCCCGCAACGAGACGCTGGACTGCCGGGTCTACGCCCGCGCCGCGGCGTGGGTGCTCGGCATCGACCGCTTCGCCGACGGCCGCTGGGCGCAGCTCGAAGGGCAACTCATGGCGGAAGCGGTCGACGCCGCGGAACGGCGCGTTCCACCGCCGCCGGCGCGCGCAGCGGCCAGTGCATCGTACCGGCCGGTGCCGCCCCGCCGGCAAGTCGCCTCGAGTTCCTGGATGACGGAGTGAGCCTTGGCCACCGCTGAGCAGATCGCGGCACAGATCGACAAGCTGGAAGGCCTGCGCGCCAACGGTTACGCCCGGGTCAGCTACGATGGGCGCACCGTCGAATACCGCTCGCTCGCCGAGATCGCCCGCGCCATCGCTGCGCTGCGCGCCTCGCTGGCCAGCGCAACCGGCAAGCCGGCGATCCGGCAGATCTACGTGCAGCAGCCGGACAAGGGCTTGTGAGCATGGACGGTCTTCCCGGCGGGCAGGCGGCGGGGATCAGCGCCCGCCTGGAAAGCGCGATGCGCTCGCGCCGGCTGGCCGCCTGGCTGCCGCCGACCCGCAACCTGAATGCCGCGATCGCCGCCGACGGCGAGCTGACCATCCGCCGCGCCCGCGAGATCGTGCTCGGCAACGCGCTCGCCACCAACGCCGCCGACGAGTTCGTCGCCAACGCCGTCGGCACCGGCATCAAGCCGTCGCCACTGCTCGACGACGCCGCCATCAAGCGCGCCATCCAGGCGCTGTGGCTGGCGTGGACCGACGAGGCCGACGCCGACGGCCTGACCGACTTCTACGGCCTGCAGGCGCTGATCGCCCGCGAGCTGTTCGTCGCCGGCGAGTGCTTCGTCCGGCTGCGGCCACGGCGTCCGGACGACCGGCTCAGCGTGCCGCTGCAGCTGCAGCTGCTGCAGGCGGAGATGCTGCCGCTGGCCAAGACCGGTACGGCGCCGAACGGCAACGCCGTGCGCTGCGGCATCGAGTTCGACGCGATCGGCCGGCGCGTGGCCTACTGGTTCCTGCGCAAGCATCCGGGCGATGCCACCGACACCAGCGTCGCCGCCGAGCCGTTTACCCGCGTGCCGGCCGATGCGGTGCTGCATGTCCGCAAGCCGGTCGAGGCCGGCCAGCTGCGCGGGCTGCCGTGGATCACGCCGACCTTGGTCCGGCTGTTCCAGATGGACCAGTACATGGACGCCCAGGTCGAACGGCAGAAGACGGCGGCGCTGTTCGTCGGCTTCGTCACCGTCGCCTCGCCCGACGAGGCGCTGCTCGGCGAGACCGCCAAGGACGACGGCACCGGGCTGGCGCAGCTGCGGCCGGCGCTGTTCCAGAAACTGCTGCCGGGCGAAGAAGTCACCTTCTCGCAGCCGCCGGGCGTCGGCAACGACTTCGATCTGTTCTGGTACCGGGTGTGCCTGGAGGTCGCCGCCGGCGTCGGCCTGCCGTATGCGGTGCTGACCGGCGATTTGCGGCAGACCAGCTACGGCTCGCAGCGCGCCGGGCTGATCCAGTTCCGCCGGCGCATGGAGCAGCTGCAGCACGGCGTGTTCGTCTTCCAGTTCTGCCGGCCGGTGTATCAGCGCTGGCTGACCGATGCGGTGCTGGCCGGCGCGCTGACGCTGCCCGGCTTCGCTGCCGATCCGCGGCGCTGGTGGCCGGTCAAGTGGATCCCGCCGCGCTGGGAGTGGATCGATCCGCTGAAGGACCGGCAGGCGGAGAAGCTCGCCGTCGACGCCGGCTTCAAGGCGCGCGCCGACGTGGTCGAGGCGGAGGGCTACGACGTCGAGGAGGTCGACGCGCGCATTGCCGCCGACCACGCGCGCGAGCACGCGCTGGGCCTGTCGTTCGCCGCCGGCGCCGGCGAAACACAAGGCACGCGGGCGACGCCGGATCAACCAACCGAGCCGCCGCAGCCCGACCAGTAACCGGAGTCCCCCGAATGCAATCCTGGTATTCGATCCGCGCCGCCGCTGGCGGCGATGGCGACATCCACGTCTACGACGAGATCGGCGGCTGGGGCATCTCGGCCCGCCAGTTCGTCGAGGACCTGCAGGCGCTGGGCGCGGTCAAGAACCTGACAGTATGGATCAACTCGCCCGGCGGCTCATTCTTCGACGGCGTCGCGATCTACAACGCCCTGGCTCGGCACCCGGCGCACAAGACGGTCTGGGTCGACGGCTTCGCCGCATCGGCGGCGTCGGTGGTGGCGATGGCCGGCGACGAGATCGTCATGCCGGAAAACACCATGATGGTGATTCACCAGCCCAGAGGCGCCGGCGCCGGCACGGCTGCCGAGATGCGCGTGATCGCCGAAGCGCTCGACCGCGCCTGTCGCTCGATCGTCAGCATTTACGCCGCCAAGACCGAGCGATCGGCAGCAGACATCGAAGCGCTGCTGGCGGCCGAGACCTGGATGAGCGCGCAGGAAGCATTCGATCTCGGCTTCACCGACCGCATCGAACCTGCCGTCGCCATCGCCGCCCGCTTCGATGCTCAGAAATTCCGCGTGAAACACCTGCCCGCTGCTGTGGCGGCACTACTGAAGGAGGCCCCCATGCCCGACGACGAGCCGGCGGCTGAGCCGCAGATCCCGGCAGGCGTCGAAGAGGACGACGCGACCGCGGCGCAGGTCGACTCGCCGGCCACCGCCGAGCCGCCCCCACCGGAAGTCGAAGCCGATGCCGCGCCGCCGCCGGACGAAGTCCCGGTCACAGCGCCCGCGATCGCTGCCGAGGCGCGGAAGGTCGCGCTCGGCTACGCGCGCGAGGTGACCGAGCTGTGCACGCTCGCTGGCTTCGCCGACCGCGCGGCCAAGTTCATCACGGCCGAAACGTCCGTCGAGCAGGTTCGCGAAGCACTGCTGGAAGCGCGCGCCACCGCTGACGCACGCCTGGCGGTCGACGGCACCTGCGCGCCGCGCGCTGGGCAAATGCCGGCCAGCAAGGACGCCGGATGGGGCGACGCCATCGCCCGGGTTTGCAAGCCATAGGAGTTTCGATCGATGCCGAACACCATCACCGAAGGGAAGCATGCGGGCGAGTTCGCCGTTTCCCTCTGCGACCCTCAGTATTGCAACGAACAGATCACCGTGCTGTCCGGGCAGGATCTCGATGCCGGCCACGTCGTCGGCCGGGTTACGCTCGGTGCGGCGACGCCGGCGGCGTTCGCCGGCAACGCCTCGAATACCGGCACGATCGGCTCGGTCAGCGTCGGCCTCGGCGCCAAGCCCGGCGTCTACACCCTGGTCTGCATCGAGCCGGCCACCAACGCCGGCAGGTTCACCGTCGAGGACCCGGACGGCATCCTGATCGGCGTCGCCACCGTTGCGGTGGCGTTCAGCGCCGGCGGGCTCGGCTTCACCATCGCCGACGGCGCGACCGACTTCGTTTCCGGCGAGGGCTTCACCATCACCGTCGCCGCCGGGACCGGCAAGGTGAAGGAATACAACCCGGCCAACACCGACGGTTCGGCAGTGCCTGCCGGCATTCTCTACGACGCTGTCGATGCCACCGGCGGCGACGCCAAGGGCGTCATCGTCGCGCGCCACGCCGTGGTCAACGCCAGCGAGCTGGTCTGGTTCTCCGGTGCTGCCACCAACCAGAAGACCGCCGGCCTCGCCGGTCTGGCGCTGCTCGGCATCATCGGTCGCTGAGCGCCCAGCCAGAAGGAAACACTGCAATGGTAAGCATGGACATCTTCCACTCCGACGCGTTCAGCGCCATTCAGCTGACCGCCGCGGTCGAGAAAATCCCCTATCGCCCGGCGCTGCTCGGCAGCCTCAACCTGTTCGAGCCGGACCGCATCCGCGTCGAATGGGCGGTGATCGAGAAGCGCGACGGCACCCTGGCGCTGATCCAGACCTCGGAGCGCGGCGCGCCGCTGGCCGAACAGGTGGCGATCAAGCGCGACATCCGCTCGTTCCGCACCGTGCGGCTGGCCAAGGGCGACACCATCCGGGCGTCGGAGCTGCAGAACATCCGCGCCTTCGGTTCAGAGACCGACCTGCAGACGGTGCAGCAGGAAGTCGCGGTGCGGCTGGCGCGGTTGCGCAACGACCTGGAGCTGACCCTGGAGAACCACCGGCTCGGCGCGATTCAGGGGATCGTCCTCGACGCCGACGGGACGACGCTGAAGAACTGGTTCACCGAGTGGGCGATCACCCAGGCGGCCGAGATCGACTTCGCGCTCGGCACCAGCGGCACCGACGTGCGCGGCAAGTGCGGGCAGGTGAAGCGGCAGATGATGGTGGCATCCAAGGGCGCCTGGCTGCCGGGGACGCAGATCTACGGCTTGGCCAGCGACGGCTTCTTCGATGCGCTGGTCAGCCACGACGCGGTCAAACAGACCTACCTGAACTGGACCGCCGCCGCCGATCTGCGCCAGCCGCTCGCCTACGAGACGTTCCAGTTCGGCGGCATCACCTTCGTCAACTATCGCGGCACCGACGACGGCTCGACCGTCGCCATCGCCGCCGATACGTGCAAGTTCTTCCCGGTCGGCGCCAACGGCGTGTTCCGGGTGGCGCAGAGCCCGGCCGAGACCTTCGACTTCGTCAACACCCCCGGCCTCGACGTCTACGCCATGACCATCCCGACCGCGACCGCAACGCCTCGGTGCGGATCGAGCTGTACAGCTACCCGCTGTTCATCTGCACCCGGCCGGAGATGCTGCAGCGCGCCAGGAAGGCTTGAGGGCGGTGAGACTGGACGCGATCGCCGTCGGCCAGGTATCAAGACATGCTGA